AAAATGTTTGCGAGTCGCTTTCAATTGTTGAAATTTCTACAGAAACAGCACCAGCCGTAATTGTTGGTGTGAATAATTGTGTAGCGATTTCAATTATTCCTGTTTGTACGTTTAGGTCTAATTCAGGTGTAAATAACTGTGCAGCGCTTTCAAGTCTTGTTAGATTTGCAGTAACCGTTCCACGCAAGAAAGTTGGGTTAAAAACCTGTGAAGTTGAACCAATTTCTGTTGGTAATATATTGTTTCCGCCTGTAGAGAATACAGGATTGAATAACTGCGAAACACTTTCAACCCTTGAAAGGTTGACAGTCACCGTGCCACGTGAAACAGTGAAATCGTTAAATGTCTGGGAATTTTCAAGTAATTCAGGTAAGACCTGCACCCCTTGAACGCTTGCAGAAATTCCAAACAATTCAGACGCACTATCAATTATTGAAGGAATTACAGAAACAGAACCCGTCGTAATTGTTGGACTAAAAAACGAATTGTTGTTTGTTAATGTGTCTGGTAGGATGTCAAATTCTGAGGTAACAGAAATTGAAAACAATTCACTTCCAGCTAACTCAATTGCACTCCAAGTTGGGCCAGCCGGTGAACCGCCAACAAGCATTGTACCCGCAACATTTCCAACATTAGCAGAACACGCAACGCTTGTTCCAGTCCCTTCGTCAAATCTGAATAATGCAACGCTATCTGCATCAACTGTTAAGTGTCTTGAAGGTGTAAATGTTGAGTTGTATTTTACAACATCACTTATTCTTAATTCATCCAACTCACCATTAAAATAATAACCAACATCGTGTTTTTCGCAGCCAAGAATTAAGTTTTGATTATCCTGTCCACTTGCTACTGTATGACCCGCTGGAAAAGACCAGTTTGTAGTATCATAAGTTCCACTTGCTTCTTGTGTGCCATCAACAAAAATTCTAACAAGACCCGTTGATTGATTTCTTGTAACTGCAACGTGGTGCCAATTATTATCACCAATATTGCTTGTTGTTGCTATAGAAGTCCAAGAGCCACCAGAACCAGCCTGCCCAAAAGTAACAACAAGATTACTTCCACTTCTTGTAACGCCAATTACATGACCACGTTGTTCACCCCAGGAATCTCTATCATAAAAAATGTTTGAATATCTAGCATCTTCATCAAGAGAAGTTGAAGTATTTTCGCTGTAATTCGCTTTTATCCATGTTTCAACAGTGAAATCACCAGCACCAACGTTAACTGGATATTGAGTTGTTGAACCATTTTCAAGGGGGATTATTACTCTGTTTACATCAGCGCCATTTCCATTAAATTTCAAAGAGTAGCGATTTTGATTTGCAATACTCGGAGAAATTACTTGTGGGATTGTGATAACGGGGTCGAAGAAAGCACCAAAGTTTTGCAAAAGTGTAGGCGAAACATTTTGTGCGCCATTTGCATTACTTGCAGTAAAACTGTAAAAAGTATTTGAATTACTAAGGTGCGTTTGTGTTACTGTCTGCGAAGAAGCAATGTCTGCTGCCGAGAAATCATCGTAGCGTGGCGTTTCTCCATACGAAACAAGTATTACACTTCTATTTCCAGTTCCAGTGTAAGTCGTATCTGTAAACTGGAATCTTTGTGTGCCATCTACATAACCAGTAATTGTGCTTCCTTGAGCAACAATTCTTAGTGTGTAGTATGTGTTTATTGTTGGGCTTCCCCAAGTATAAGTGTAGCCAACGCCAGTGTCGTTACCGTTGTCAAATCTTAAAAGATAAAAAGTGTCAGATGGAAAAAAGATTAAGCCGTAACCATCAATATCAGTTGCAGCAGTACCACTATTAGGCGCTCTTACAATAAGACCAACACCAGCATTAGTATTATTAGAATAACAGCGAACGCTTACATCAAAATCATTTGAATCCATTACAGAGTTGTAACGTAAACCTCTGTATGTTCCAGTAGATTGTGCTTGTTGGGCATAGGTGGAAGCACCAATACTCCAAGTTCCGTCATTAACGGCTGTCCAATCAGTTCCAAGTGACGCCCTATTAAAATTATCTGAATAAGTTGCCATGCGTGCCCCCAGGCAAAACAAAAATGCCCCTAGAAAACAGCCTTAAAAGCCAGCCTTCTAGGGGCATTTTCTAAATTAGTTATTTAATTACTGGATAACTTCAACGATGTCAGCACTATCAACAAGGTCAGCATCATAATTACGTGGAACACCAAGAACTAAAACGGCACACGTAGCATTAGCAGTACCGGCAATAGCATTGAATTTCAAGTAACGTTTTTCCAGTGAAGCCAAATCAGCATTAGCAACTTCAATAATAACAATGTCATTATCGTTAGTAGCCTTCACAAGTTGCGTGGCGGCCTTACCAGTAATCGTTGCGTAAGTGCCACCAGAAGTGGCTGACGCCTCAGCATGAAAATCAAGCGTACCAGAAGTACCCAAAGTGCCGGTAAGCAAAACAGCCATGACTTTTTCATAATTAGCCATGTCAATTGCGCCAGTCAAAACACCTGTAGCCCCGGCAGTAACGGCTTGTGGCTGAATAACAGCAATCGGAACAACTGATTCCGAAACAAGACCCTCAAAATTTAACATTGAAATTTCTCCTTCCAGAACTTCTCGTTCTGAATTTTTAATATGTCTACATATTCATCAACAGTAAAACTATTTTTCCATCGATGTTGTTTTATTGAATTACAAATTCGATGTGCAGCAAGAAGATTGTATTTCATACTATTACCACCTTTTGACAGTGGTTGTATGTGGTCTATCGTAAGTCCAAGCCTATGACTTCCACTTATAGAAGTATCAATTGTCTCAAAACACAATGAACACAAACCACTTGTTTTGTCAAGTATTTCTTCTAGTGTAAATTGTTCTGATTGTGCGTTTTTGTCAAGTGAACGTCGCCTGTAAGTTTTAGCTCTCCACTTGCTAAAATATATTTTACTGTTTTCCATCATAAAATGATGATAACAATTTTTACATAAACCACGTGTTATAGCACCAGAAGCACCACATTCTTTACAAATAACTTGCTTAGGTTTTGGGTCATCTACATTACCATGTTTTATGAACCTTTGATAATGCTTACCACAAAATCCTAAACCACCATTTCTTATTTCTCTACCACAATCAACAACACTACAAATCTTCTTTGGTAGCTCAGTTGCACCAAATTTCTTAACACGTTGGAAGTGCTTATTACACATTCCTTTCTTATAGGCTTTTTCTGTGCAATCCTCTACAGAACATTTCTTGCCACGATATGGTGGACTTATTTCTGTTTTTAGTGGGTCATTAAATTTCAAAAAGCGTCTATAATGTGTGTTGCAATATCCTTTGGCATGAACTGAATTGTTACAATCTTCTACTGCGCATTTCATTCTTATTGCCCTTTCACATTTATGTTATTTTTGTGGGGAATACTTATATTATAACATAAATGTGAAAGGATGGTTTACCTAATCATTTACAAGATAGACGAATGGAGAGACACTGTACGAACCCTGATTATCCCCTAGCAGAATTGGGGCCTGTAACCAGGGCTTGCCATCATTGCGAATACGGAACTTCCACACGCCAACATCACGCTTGAAGCCAACATGCTCTGAATAAGAAATCGAAAGACCGGCTTTCTCAAACATCACATAAGCGGTCAAATCAGCCAGCAAAACAGAGCCATTATTGCCGATTTGTGGTAGATGCTCCGACGTAATAACAGGGAAACCGTTAATCGTGTTAGGAGTACCACTATTCAAGTTGGTCTGCACAACAGAAACAGAACTGTTGTTCATGGTCATAATCTTAGGCCACACAGAAGGATGAATAACCCAAACAGGCGCACCACCCATACCCTTAAATCTGGCATACATCGCACCAACATCTTCCCACTTAAAACTACCAGTCGTATTATCGCTAATACCAATAGCTGAAGCAGCATTTAGAATACCCAAAGGTTCACCAACGCCATTGCCACGAAGGATATTGCGCTCATTGCGTGCTGAAATAGCGACCTGAAAAAGACCACGTAGCAACGCTTCAATAGCAAAAGGAGAATCTTCAATCAACTCATTTTCAACTTCAGTAACGCCACCCATTTTATTTAGACGCCAATTAAGCGTGCTGAATGCAGGTTGGGTCTCGGTAAACTCAGCGCCAGCGTCAGTAAAAGAAGCCTTCACACCACCAGCAAAAGCCGTAGCACCGGAACCGGCAACAGGCGTGAAATACTGGTCAAGTGCAGGATAAGTACCAGATTCACGCATAACAGGGATTCTCTGCACACGCGAGTAAACCGGATTCTCAAAAGCAGCAGCCTGAATTAGTTGCGAACCATACTCGGTAGGAACCAAATAACCACCAGCAGAACCAGGTGACTCACCCAAATCTTTCATACTGCCATAAACTTTAGTGATACGCTCAATGTCACCACGTCTAACAGCAACAAGAAAATCACCAAAAGATTTAATGTGTTTGTCAGCAGTGCCACCATCAGCAGTCACATAACCGGCTTTAGCAGCGGGCGTATTTTCAATAAGACCCATAATCCGCGCCAAAGCGTCTTCAATTGATTTCATGCGGGCATCCTCAACAGTGACGCCCCCTTTATTATCTTCCATTTTATTTTCTCCCGTAATTTCAATTTCATTAAATTCAACTACATCTTTTGCAAATTCAACGTCCCCTGCATTTAGTTCATCTGACTTCGCAAAGCCTTCTTCAGAACTCCCTTGCAAGATTTCTTCTTCAATTTGCTTTATATTTGCAACCTCCTCTAAAGTCAAAATAGTTCTAGGTTCTGCGGGGGTTTCAGTTAAAGATAATTCAATAAGTCCCCACTCCTTAATCATATTTTGGTCTTTGGAAAAGAATTGTTCCGCTGTGCCAGAACTTAAGCCAATTTTACCCAATTCAACAAGTTTTCTAATAAGTTCTCGATATTTATTTGAGCGGTCTATGATAATGTTAAATAAGATTCCAGTATCATCAATTCTGTCAATTGTGGCTTTTCCAATTACACCACGAATTTCTTTTTTGTTGTGACCATAAAGTACAGGAAGTTGCTCAAAATTATCTAAGTAGAAATTCGTCTGTTTGGTGAAAAACTCACCTTCTAAATCTTGTACATCAAACATTACACCGTAACCTTCAAGTACAAGATTACCATCTTCTGAAAAATCTTTAATAGTTAATTGCATTTTTGTCCTCACATATTTATAATAACATAAAGG